GGATGAATTAGAATCAGGCTTTAGATCAGTGTTTGGCGATGATAGAATTATGGTATTAGACCATCAAGGTTCTATGGAAGATTCAACTCTGTTTGAAAAGCTAGAGTATATGGCATTATCAGGTTGTAAATATCTATTCATCGATCACATTACAATCCTGGTTTCAGAAGGTGTAGATGGGTTAACCGGTAATGAAGCCATAGATAAAACTATGAATGATTTACTTAGGTTATGTAAAAGATATCCCGTATGGATTGGCTTAGTATCACATTTGAGAAAGACACCTACAGGTAAGACATCATTTGAAGAAGGTCAATTACCATCTTTAGATGATATTAAGGGTTCAGGCTCAATTAAACAGATTTCAAATGATATCATAGCATTTGCTCGTGATATGTCACATGATGATGATAGAATAAGAAATCATATTAAGATGAGAGTACTGAAAAGCAGATTCACAGGTCTAACAGGAAACGTACCAGGTGTTGATTATGACTATCCAACAGGTAGGTTATCAGCTTCAATACTATTACACCCAGATGATTTTATGGAGATTTAAATGGCACAAATTCTTGAAGAAAGAGAATGCTACGGTACAGACTATCCAGCGTTAATTAACTTCGCTGAAGAACAAACGTCCATACTGTGGACAGCAGATGAAATTGAAGTGGAAAAAGATATCCATGAATTACGAACAAATTGTACAGCAGCAGAATACCACGGGATTGTCAGTGTTCTTTTGCTTTTTGTACACTATGAAGTTAATGTTGGAAATAACTACTGGCGTGATTATATATGTAAGCATTTTCCACGTCCAGATGTTCAAAGAATGGCTTCAGTATTTGCAATGTTTGAACTGAACATTCATGCACCATTCTATAATAAAATTAATGAATTGCTAGGGTTAGATAACCCTGAGTTTTATCTAGCATACTTAGATGACCCCATTCTTAAAGATAGAATGGAATGGTTAGAGAAAGTAGCTACACAATCAGAAACAACCTATGATAAGTTAAAATCAGTAGGTGTGTTTAGTATGATTGAAGGCGCTATCCTTTATTCTAGTTTTGCATTCTTAAAGCACTTTAATAATAATGGCAAAAATAAATTTCAAAATATTAATGCAGGAATTAATTTCTCCGCTATTGACGAGAACATTCATAGTCAAGCTGGTGCTTATTTGTTTAACACTCTATATCATGAAGCAATAGAAGCTGAGGAATACTTAGCACATGAAAGACTTGCTAATGAACTAGAGATTACTGCATGGATTTTGTTTGAACATGAGAAACAAATCATTAAAAAGATCTTTGATAAAGGAGATATCCCTGGTATCAACGCATTAATGCTAGAGAATTTTGTACAATCTAGGTTAGATATATGTCTAGAAAGATTAGGCTATCCAGCTATATTTGAACCTAAGTATAATCCAATTGCTGATTGGTTTTATTTAGATATTGAATCAAGTACATTACATGACACTTTCATTGCGCAAGGCAATGATTATCGTAGGGATTGGGCAGAAGCCAAATTTACATGGACACCAAAAAATGTATAGAGAGTTAAGTTTAGAACGTAAACGATTACAAGCGGAGGGTAGATTACCACCTTGGATTATCACAAACAGTTGGCAATTATTAAAAGAAAAGTACGTATCAGAGAAGTATCCTGATTTGTTATCAATATACACACGAATAGCTAGACATGCAGCATCCTATACACCTGATCCAGTCACATGGGAAGATAAGTTCTTTGATATCATGTGGAAAGGTTGGTTAATCCCTAGTACGCCTGTGATGGCAAATATGGGTACAGGTTTCGGATGCCCTGTCAGTTGTTCAGGTGGCTCAATAGAGGATCAAGTATATGACTTTTATGAAAAACAAAAAGAAGTTGCAGTACTTAGTCAACAAGGTTACGGAACGTCTAACTACCTTGGAAATATCCGTTCTAGAGGTAGCGCTATCAGTGGTGTTGCTGGTAGTGCTTCTGGTGTATTGCCTGTATTTAAAGGCTTTGTAAAGGTAGCACAAGATATCTCTCAGGGATCACAAAGACGTGGTGCATGGGCAGGTTACTTAGAAATTGGCCATGCTGACTTTGATGAGCTTGTGACACACATCACAAAGCACCCTGATGATGCCAATGTAGGTTGGATTATCAATGATGCGTTTATTGAACGCCTTAACAACGGTGATGCAGATGCTGTCAGACGTTACCAGCGTGCAATGAAGCTTCGACTGCTTGGTAAAGGTTACTTCTTCTTTATCGATAAAGTAAATCGTGCTAATCCTCCAATGTATGTAGCTAAAGGGTTAGAAGTTAAAGCTTCAAACTTATGTACTGAAATAGCATTATTCAGTGGTAAATATAAAGAAGAAGAATATACATTTGCATGTGTATTATCATCTATGAATGCATTATACTATGATGATTGGAGTAAGACAGATGCTGTATTCATTGCTACAGTGTTCTTAGATTGCGTTAACCAAGATCAAATTGAAATTGGTAAGAAACGTAAAGGTATGGAGCGTATTGTAAGGTTCTCTGAAAAATCTAGAGCATTAGGGTTAGGCATGCTAGGCTTCCACAGTTACTTACAAGAAAAGATGCTACCATTTGATTCATTTGAAGCTCACAATCTCAGTCAATCAATGTTCTATCACTTGTATGACAGAGCGCGAGATGCATCAAGCTGGATGGCTCGTGAATGGGGTGAACCTGAATGGTGTCGTGGTCATGGAATGCGCAATACACATTTAATAGCTATTGCACCTAACTTATCATCAGCATTATTTGCAGGGGGTATGTCACAAGGTATTGAACCAATCTACAAGAATGCATTTGTACAAAACACTGCTGGCGGCAAAATGTTTAGATCTTCACCTAAGCTTAGAAAAATCATTAAGTCGCACGGTAAAGATGTAACAGCTGCAATGAAGCGTATTGTAGACGATAATGGTTCAGTTCAGAATGAAGACTATTTAACTGATGAAGAAAAGGCTGTGTTTAAAACAGCATTTGAAATTTCACCTGAAGCAATTATTAGACTTGCATCTGCTCGTCAAAGATATATTGATCAGGCTCAATCTATTAACCTTTTCTTTAGTGCTGATGAAAGTGAAGCTTATATCTCACAGATTCATCAAATGGCATTTGAAGATGAAGGAATTAAGTCACTTTATTATATTAGGACTACTAATGGAATTAAATCTAATGCAGCAGGGGAGTGTCTTGCCTGTCATGCTTAGCCCAAGTCATTTCGTGCTGAGCGGTAGTAGCAGAGATCGCAGAAAACAGTTACGGGCGTTGTATCGTAAGTATAAGTATGTTCAAGCATATCAATGGGGAACTACCGGTTATCGTATTAATGAATATTTAGCGTGGAATTAGTTATGACAATTGGACCAAGCAGAAAAACAGATTATCCTAGAATTTTTAAAGATACAAAGTGGGATCGTAATTCGCGAAGTGATGATTTCTTTCTTTGTGACAACATGAATAAATTTGCAAAAGAATTTGATTTGCAAAAACGTATGCCTTTAACTGGACGCCAAGCTAATATATTACATCGAAAATGGAAATATTATGCAGATCATTTAGATAGATTTAGATGTAAAGATGGCCGTATTGTTGTAATTACAAGCCCCTACCCAGGCCGTAGACCTGAACTAGAATCACATGGTCGAACAAGTAATATTCCGGGTCTTGATAGATATATTGATTTGTATTATGAACAAGCTGAAACATATATTATGGTTTTTGATAATGCTGACGTGTTTAGAAACTATTTAAAATAATCTTACTGGGGAACTTCGGTTCCCCTTTTAATCGGAGAAAATTATGTATAAACAATTAGCTGAACTGGCGTGGGATATTATTAAAATCTTATTGAGGATTAAGAAATGACAAGTGATAACGTATACGATTTATTACAAGCAATAGCGCAACAGCCATCTAAAAATGAAAAGATTATAATGTTAGCATATGGTCTTGAAGATGAGATGTTTGAAGATATTATATGGCATGCATATGACCCATTCATCATGTATGGTATTAGAAATGTAGAAGAGCCTTTCAAAAATGGTCGGGATATGTTTAATGATTCTACATTTACTTTGTTAGATAACTTAGCTAAGAGAAGGTTAACAGGTAATCATGCAAAGGCAAACATTAACGATCACTTGC